ATTCGCTAATTCTTTTTTCTCCAATTATATCTAATATTATTTTGTAAATTTTCATATTTTTACATTTATTTTACATTTATAAAATCATTCCTGTTGGTTCTTTGCCACTTTTTGTTCTCCTTGGCGTTGTTTTCGCCAAATCACTTAATCCTTCTCTTGCCGCTGGACCGCCAGCACCAAACATCATTCCTCTTCTTCGCTGGTTAACATCTCCAACTCTTGTTAAATCTTCTTCAGTTAGAACTTCAGGAATTTTAGGAACTTCTGGTCTTTCTAGTGTAGAAGTTTCTAAAGTTACTCCAAATCTTTCCCTTTCATAATTTGAAATTAAAGCATCTGGAATAATGTCGGCTATATTTTCTCCAAATTTCTCCGCCGTCCTGTATAACATCTTTCTTGGATCAAGTATTCCATATTGTCCGAATAACTTAACCAATGTCATTATGTAATCAAGGAAAAGAACTTTTTCTCCTTCAGGAGAAGTATCTTCTTCAAAATCAATTTTAATATCAAATTTCATTTGCCTTAATGCTTGAGGGGAAACTTCTATAATTTCAACTTTTTCTTTTTTGAACAAAGAACGATACCAAGCTTCTTTTCTAAGTTCCTCACTATCTACGGGAGTAGGAGTAATTCTTATTTCCCTGTTTCCCATTCCGCCCTGAGTAAGTTGAACATCTATCAAAGAAAGAATTTTATGAAACTTTTTCTCGCCCATAATCTTCTCCGTTTTTTCCGCAGTATAAAACTGTATCATATTTTGAATAACAAGCCATGCTATCTGTTCAAGCAAATCCTCGTAGAATAAATAATGCAATCCCATTGTTTCCCTCATTTTTGTTTCTTCAGCGGCTTTTTCAGTTGCAGAACGAGGTTGCCTTGAAGGAATTATAGGAGAAACTCCCCCAGAAGCAGTCCGAGAAATAATTCCCTGAAGCGACATCAAAGAGTTCCAATAGGAGGACGAGGAAGGAGAAACGAGTAATTCTTTATATTGATTAACATCGGTTCCAACTTGATAAATCCTCCCTGGCTTAAACTCCAATCCCATTTCAATATTCGGGTCATTAGTAATAATTGGAGCAGACACGGAACGAATTTCTCTTTCAAGAAGAAGTTCCCACATTTTATTCAAAGCTTCTTGAGGATATTTCACTTTTTGCGGCAAACTTAATCCATAAAAGAAGCTCGCATCAAGAGGTTCAAATATCGTTTTAGCGAAAGGAAGTTTTTTATGATTCCAAGGAAGAGGACAAATTTCTTCTTTGCCATCTTTATTTTTCAAGGGATTCAAAAGAACTCCGTTAGCAATAATCATATATTGGTCTTTCGGAACATTGAAATATTTTATTACTTCAACGAAATCCGAACCCTGAACATCATATGCAAGAAACTGCTTGAAAATTGAAGTATCGGCAAATTGCATGCCAGGGACAACATAATTTGCCAAAGTATATCCAGCAAAAGCATTTTTGAAATCAGACCATTTGAAGAGAGTTCTCCAAATTAATTCTTCCTGTTCTTGGATATCTGGTTCCCATAACTTTGGAATATAAATATCTTCAAGATTGCAGATAATTTCATCAACATCAGAATCGTCTATTTTTTCCGCTTTATATTCCGTCTTTCCAGTATTGGGGTCATACATTGTTACTGTTTTAACATCTCGCTTAAGATTCTTATATCCAACAAAAACAATCGTAGTTCCGTTTATAATGTTATACAAAAATTGCCAGAAACTTTTTATCTTCTTGTTTGATTTTCTTTTCCAGTATTCAAAAAGGTCTTTAAGAATTGTTGCTTTAACTATGTCAAAATTCTCCACTCCCTCAAATCTTGGTTTAAGTTTAAGATTTGCTATTTTAGCAAGTATTCCTATAATTTGATTTCTTGTTTCGGGGAAAAAGAATTGAGGAACATCAAGGTCGTATGAAATCGGCAAATAACCCCAAAATTTTTCTCGGGATTGCTGAAGCCAATCTTCCAATCTTACTCCGTTAAATTGTTTATAGGATTGTTCTCTTAACGCTCTCCATTTAATATATTTTTCATAAACATCAAAAATCTTCTCCTGTATTTCTCTCGGAGGTCTATAAAATTCTTCAAGTAAAATTTTTTTCTCTTTATGCTCTTCGTGAAGCGATTTAGTAGTTTCCATAAATTTAAAAATTAAAACTTCTCAAAACTTTTCTCCTTTCTTAAAATCAAGCCTTGCAGCCTCTTTTTTTATTTGCCCCAATTCTCTAATTGGAACAAGATTAAGTTTTATTAACCTAAAAATTTTTTCAGCTCTTTCCCTATGTTGCTTAATTGTTATCTGATCTATGTTTTGTTCGGTTAACATAACTTTATAAAAAACTATATTGCCAGTCAGGAAAATTATCATTTTTAATTCTTTATAGACTACAGCCCAAACTGAACTATCTATTTTCTTAATTTCCTTTATCAGACTTTTAATAAAAGGTCTGTCAAAATAAGTATCAAGTTTTTTTGTATAATCTCTTGATAAATCAAGGGACTCTGATTTTTTAAAAATTGGCATATCGTTTGTTGTAAACAAAACTTTTAACTTTTCCTCCAGAAATTACTTGATTAACCGCAAAGTTTTCAACCATTGCTCTGGCATCTGCGGTTTCATCATGAATTGGAGCAACCTTTTCCTTCGTAGTTGTTGTCTTGGGAAATCTTGCCATTGTCAAAGCGTCAAGAACAAATCTGTTGTAATATGTATCATTAAAAACCATTCCAGGATTATGCAATAATGTTTTTACCGCCGCTTGTCTTTTTTCATGCCCAATAGCATTAGGATTATATCGCAATGTAATTCCAAGTTTTGCCAATTCTTGGGCGACAGAAGTAGCCGTAGTTACAGTTCTTGCGTAATGAGCGGCTTCCCCATAATAGAAGTTAGGCTGTCTCCATAATCTAACTTTATTCAAAACTTCTTTTTCTTTCGTTGAATAAACAAAATCTTCACAGGAAACATCTGGCTTTAGAAAAGGAACATACCAAGGGAAGGGCTTTTCAGTAGCATATATTGACTCAAGCAAAACCCATTTTTCATGAAATTGCCACCAACCAAGAACAGTTTGGGAAGGAGCATTTCCCCAGTCCATAGAAACATACAACGGCTTTGAAGGATCATAAGGGACATTTCCGATTTTTATAAGTTCCGCTTGAGGATATACAACGATTGAAGGGTCGGAAAGATATTCCAATTCAAGTTCCATTTTTAATCCCATTTCGTCTCCGAGATATTTCTGTTTTTCTTTTTCATACCATTTTTCATCCTTAAAAGGATGCTGTCTCCAATTAAACGAGTAAAGCCATCCGTTCTGTTTCATTGCTTCTCTCAAAATTTTAGCAAACCTAGTAGGCTTGGGAGTAGAAATTCCTATACGACATTTAGAAGTTTCAGCAACATTTCTCCACATTTCCTGCCCGTATTCCAAAAGAAATAACTCATCAAGAATGCATATTGAAGACCTTCTATCCCTGCCGAAACCAGGATTAGAACTTTCTCCTTGTATCAAAGAACCAAGTTCTGGATTTATCAGTTTGTTTTCAGTATCATAAAGTTTTTTTACAAATCCTTTCGGGAACATGAATTTAGGCAATCTGTATAAGCCATATCTTAATTTTCCAAAGAACGAATTTAAAGTTTTATTATCAACTTCCTCCTGCTTTCTTGAGCCATATAAACCAATCCATCCTCTTGTAAAAAGCCATCTCCATAAAAGATACCAAACAGAAACCCAAGTTAAACCCATGTCTCTTGATTTTTCAAACAATCTATCTTCACCCAAAACTTCCGCCTGCCTTATACTTTGAATTACATCCTTCTGGTAATCGAAAAGAAAGAACTCTATATCTGGCTGATTAGTATTTCTCGGCTCAAAAACCCAACCAAAATTTTCAATGAAATAAATTGGGTCATTAGCGCATTTCGCCATTATCTCCAATCGCTTGAAATAATTGTCCGATGCTTCTTTGTGAATGATTAACCTCTCTGTAAGTTTTTCGTCGTAGCCAGGAGAGGATAACCATTCGTTCAATTTTTCTATATTCATTGTCCTTTATATTGTCCTTTATGTTTCTTATGCCCCATTATAATTGTCCAATAGAATTATCGTATTCTGTCCATTTAATTCCCAATTCCTTTGCCATAAGTTTTTCTATTTTTGTGGCAAAGCGATGTTCTTTTCTGTAAGGAGCTTTTTTAGAATTTCCTGGTTCTCCTTTAACTTTTCCCTTTTTTCGCAATTCCTCAAACTTTATATCAAATTTTGATACAGAGCTTTCGCTAATTCCCCTTTTCCTACAAAGCGTTGCTTCTATAAGTTCATGAAGAGCGACTAAAAACTCGTAGTAATAATTTCCAACTTCCGATACCCGAATCTCCGTGTCGCCCCAGTGATTAAATCTCCAATCTCCGCATGTATCATAAAGTTGTTTTTTATGGGGAATTGTTTTTATTCTTATGTCAAGCATTTATAAAATCTTTTTAAGAATTGCAAAAGCGATTACTCCGACCAAATCCGCTATCACTATTGAAATAAATACTGCTATATATTCTTTCATTACTTTGTGTCTGCTTTGTGTTTGCTTTGTGTTTATTTCGCTGTTTT